TAGTTATCAATAATAAACATGGCTGGCGAGGTAGGGCTTGAACCTACGACCCAGGGATTAACAGTCCCTTGCTCTGCCAACTGAGCTACTCGCCATTGTATTACTTAATTAACAGTATAGCAATTGTAATTGCATGAAGTGTGAAATACACTGCATGAGTAATTTTATCTTGTTTAGACATTCTTAATCACCTCAAATCTAAATTCTATTTGCGGATGGGTGTTGTGTTGAGCAATATTGTTTTCACCGATAGTAGTGATGTTATAACCAAGAGATTCAACAAACTTAATAAGCTCTTTTCTCCTATCCTCATACCAGGGCTTATAAGTCCAAGCTTCAAAAATAATCGGAGGAAAGTTGTTATCTTCAATTGTTTTTAATGCCCCCTTAAGAACTTCCATCTCAAGACCTTCAACATCAATTTTTATCAATCTAACATTTTTAAAAGATTGCTCATCAAGAATTTTAATTTCAATCTCTTCCATCAATCCTTTAGTTGTACATTCATAATTATTCTCACGAGTTTGTTCATCAAGGCTAAACGCACCAACATTTGTTTCAGTGGCATAGTCTGGCATTATTACCATAAACTTATCATTGCGATCTGATATACCATAGTTATGACAAACAACATTATGCAGAGCATTAATTAAAACATTTGAACATAGCTGATAAAAAATAATTCTTTGCGGCTCAAAAGAGTGAAAAGTTACATTAGGAAATTTCTGGGCGAGAGGAACCGAGTAGCTTCCTAAGTTAGCTCCGATATCCAGTACAGAACCACCAAAGGTGTTCACAAGAAACCTTTCTGAGATAGTTTCCAGATGCCCTTCCCAGCCATTACCATTTCTGATTCCATTTGAAACCACATCTGGTTTATCAAACAATAAAAACTGAGTTTCGTTTCTCTTTACGATCACGCAGTTTGGAATCATTTATTTTTTCTTCCTTACTGCTTTTTTAGCAACTCTTGACTTAGTTGTTTTTGCCCTCGGCATGTCGGGTGTGGGCATCCATTTACCAAGTGACTCAGATATTGCATCAATGATTCTTTCAATTTCATAATCAACAACTGATATTGTTGCTTTATGAATAGCTTTACCTTTTTGATCGTCTTCTTCTGGCTTAAGGATTTCATGAACAACTTCTGATATATGACTCATGTGACAATGAAGAAGTTCATGAACCATCGTTGCACGAATATCTTCAGGCGTATCTTTACGAAAATCTTTATGTAAATAAATTGTTGCAAGATTCTGAGCATGTATAACTTCTGTTTCACCTAAAGCATCAACATTGCATGGCTTAGGGCTCATGTGAATTGTCCAATGAGAAAGACCCATCATGTTTTTAAGTTTATTTGCATATCTCTGAATCCAGGGATCAATTGGTTGTACGAGCGGAGTGTTTTTACTCATTAGTGTCCACCGTTAAAACCATTCATATTTTCCATAACAAGCATTCTCTCGGCTTCATCAGAAAAAAGACGAACTGCATAAATACATGGGTCACTACCCTCTTCCCATTCTAAATCTTCATCATGAGTTGTTGGAATGCCATCATGAGTTGAACATACTGGTCTGCTGATCCAACCGTTGTTTATCCCAGTATTAATCCATTGTTCAAAATTCACTTCCATTGTTCCAAGAAATGGATTAAAATTTTTTTCTGTGTCATTAAAATTATTTGTCATCACTGTCCTCTTTGTATTTATTTATTACAGTATATCCAGTTTCTGGACATAAGTTGGTATCTGTAATAGAATCTATTTCTTTTCTTACAACTACTCTTTTCAACCACCGATCTGATCCGTCATATCTTGCGCTAAATGATGTTCTACCATGAACAGTTGTTGCGTTGTCAATTATAATTAGATCACCAGTGTTTAAAAAAACTGTTTGTTTATTTCTTTCAATAGCTTTATTAAAAACATCCAAAGCCATTTGCGCTTCTTCTGTTATTCCCTTCATAACGGTTCTATCATATTTCATTTTGTATTGACCATTTGAATCAGCAGTTAGAACTGGAAGTCTTACAAATGTATCTTCTTCCCCATTTAGTCTAAAGCTCTCATCAACAGATGTTTCAAACAAATCTTTCTTTAAAATATTAACAACCCCAATATGTATATCTTTCAATACATCAGATAAAAGAGCATATGTTGTTCCAGCATTTTCATCTCCACGCAAACACAGCAATAGCAGGTAGTCTGGGAGATGCGGATGAAAAGCAGCTTCTGTGTGAAGCTCTAGCGTAGCTTTTGATGATGATGATATTTGATCTTCTGCTGATTTTTTAATCGGAAAAATATTTTGAACAATTTTCCCATTTTGCTCCTGAAGGTACCCAACAGGATGCCCGTATCTTTTCGCATAGGAAAGGATTACTTCGTCAGCTTCATCTGTGCTTGGAATTGTTGATAAGCTAAAAGGTGTTGATGGAATATCGCCAATATTTAAATCTTTAAATAAAATCATAAATCACCCATTGGCAACAAGAACTCTTCACGAATCCACATTATTGCAATCGCAGCGTAGCCGCCAATATCAAGCAATGTATCATAAATGCTTTCATTTGATACTGCATTAGTTACTCCTTTTGGTTTTGACAGAAGATTTTCTAATCTCGCAACCTTGTCGTGTAGTCTGATGGTAAGACCATTTAGCCCAAATCTTTCAATATTTTTTGGACCATAGTCTTTTTGTTTCTTAATCAAAGTAGATGTGAGCATTTCTTTATTCAACTCAATACCATTTACTTTGCAATAATGTAGAGCGACAGCACCAATCATTGACCATAGCCAACTATGGTACTGTCGGCAATACATCAGCTTATCATCATTCTCTCCTGGGTAATAATGTGGATCACTCTCCCATGCCTTACTATCAATGCACCAGTCAATAATATTTTTGATATTACTGATGTGGTCATTTGATAGCTCAATGTTTAAGCCATCCCAATAAAAATTACTCATTCGTGATTTTTGAGAAGTACCGCACTCAAGGGTCATGCCAGTTATATCAAACCTATCTACGAACCAAAACAAATCCTTTACGGCTTCTTCCGCACAGTATTCCCATGACTTCATATTTCGCACAACCACTTGCTTCTCCATAATTAACTATTTGCTCTTTCTACTTTTGGATCTACAATTTCAAAATGTCCACGCTTTACTTTCTTAAAGTAACCACGATTAGCATTGTAAAAATTGTAGAATGTTGGCAATGAGATTTCTACATTCGTAGAAACTTCAATCGGTGTTACTACTTTTCCAACATTGCCTGTCAAAAAACTGACAATATTATCTTGCTTGGATTTTCTTCCAGCCATAATCTTCTCCCCCCTTTCTGTGAAATCAAAGAGGTCTGCATAGTAGCTATACACTTCCTCTGAAATGTTATAGTGCTTGATTGTCTTAGACGGAGCCCATCCTTTGTAGTGACCATATATCACACTATAGGCTTCTCTATGACTATCAACAGGGACTTTGGAAATTAGATTGTCGCAAATATTGTCAAAATCTTTAGTTCCAATAAAATCATTATCTTCTTCAATAAAGCTTTCATCTGACATCTTGTCTTCTTTCTCTTAGGTCAATGAGAGATTACCACTTATAAAAACGAAAATCAAGTCATAAATAAAAAAATAGCGGGTATCTCCACCACCTATATAACCTTTCGGAAAAATATAAGCCTAGAAATACCCGCTAAAATTATTTAGTTGTAGTTTTCTTAACTGCTTTCTTCACTACTTCTTTAGCCGCTGTTACAGCGTGTGACTCAATATGTCTATCAAGTTTAACTTCTACATTAGAAACATCTTTATGTAGATCGGTTAGTAAAGATGCGACTACGCCATGATCTTCTTTATTTTCTTTTCTTGTTTGCTGAATTAGTGCTGCTAGGATTCCTCCTACAGCAGCGATTAGGGCAACGGTTATAGCTTCCATGTGCCGTGATTACTCTGCAAGCAAGAAGCTTGCAATGTCCTCAACTGCCATGTCAAACTTACCGAACTGACCTTCGTGCTCGGAAAGAATTTCAATCAAATCACTCTTCTTAACAGTTTTTGGGTCAAGAGGAACTTCCTTTGTTGGTGAAGCCATTCCAGCACCCGATGTTGGAGCAGATGCTGATCCACCAGTTGGTACTGAGCTTACCTTCTTTTCTGGGTCAAGAGGAACTTCATTAATCATTCCCTTGATCATGTTAACTTGTGAATCGTGCCAAGCAGCAGCCTTGATGTGATCTTGCATTTGTTCAGCAGCAGCTTTTGCTGATGTCTCATGCCAGGACTTCATTGCGTTGTGGTCAGAAACCATCTTCTTCATATTGTCTTTCATAGAATCTCCTTATATCAAAGATATGCTTATAAGCATATCATATTTATTATTCAAAGGGTGTATACCCGATCTACTTAGTTATCCTCGTAATCTTCATTGCTTATGTCAACAACCCCATCTGGAATGATGGCAAATCTGCACTTACCTTCTTCTTCAACTTTTTGAGCAATAATCTTGCAAACACCATTGCCATCATACAAGACGCAATTTGAACACTTAACACCAATATCTTTTACATCGTTTTCTTCTGGTGAATCATAACCAGCCCAGATACCAGTCTGGTCTTCATTAAACTTACCATACAGGTTAGCAAGCATGGTCAGCATGTCAGCAAGAACAGCTTCTTCCTGCGCCAAGTCCTCTGCTACTTTCTCTACTGAATCAATTGATTTTGAAACTGTTCTGTAACCACCACCACGCTTTTTGTATTCACGGACAAGCCATGCGTTTGCGTAGGCGGATGGATAGACATCAAACTTAGCCTTAGCCTCAGCTTTGACTCGGGCATAGAGGGCTGGGTTTGTCGGGACATTGCGAGATACTTTCTCAACCTCTGTTGAGACATTGATTGGCTTCTTATCCTGCCTGGTTTGGGATGATTCAGCTGTGCGCTTACGCCTAACGGCTGATGCGATTTGCTCAGGTGTCATTCTTGCAGCACGAGCGGCTGGAACACACTTTGGGTATTTACCAGAACTAGCATCGGCTCTACCGCATGGCTCAAATCCACCGCCAGCTTTTGGTCTTGAAAGATCAACCCATTTTTCTTTAAACCATTGTGTAAGACTTTTTTGAACCATGTATAGATCAATTACATCTTCTGCTAATTGCAGAGCCAGCTCTTCTGCCGTTTTACCAAATTTAAATTCACCCATAGCGGTTGCTTGAGCAAGTGCTTTCTTTCTTGCATCAGTCATTGATTTTTTATTTCCTTGAGTGTATGTATAACAAGCTCCAGAATCACCCCATTTATAACCTGGCTTTCCATCATTTGAGCAATTATTAATCGGCATAGTAACTATTAGTTTATCATGAATTATTGATAAACGCTATATAAGTCATCACGACCCCATCTTTGAACGGGTATCTTTACATCGTGATAATAAGCATAAGCGTCTTCAGACGAATAGTATATTCTGGCGTAGGCTTGCAGAGCGCCCTCGTCATAGACTGGACACTCAGGATTTGGATCTAAGTATAAAGCTTTATAGTGATACTTATCTCCTTCCCAATGTATTGCATTAGCAACGCTTAGTTTCTTAAAGCAATACGGGCAAATTTTTTCAGGATAAGGAAAATCCTCAATCACTCTCCCCAAAATCATCTATTTCTTTCTCCTCTTCCTCTGCATTTCTAAATATCTTTTTTCTTAAAAGATAATCAATGATTTCATCAAGCCTTGCTTTTGCAATCTCAACTCCATCCATTAATGCATTTATTTCATCAATGTCCATTTGGTAATTATCGTCAGGTGAAATAATTAAAAATGCGGGAACAAACGAATTCTCAAACGGAACCGCTTTAATCATTACAGACAAACTTTCAATGTCTTGTAAATTAATTTCGCTATCGTAGTTACTTATTCTCATACTTACTTTCAGTAATGACTGCAATGAATAACGCAAAAACACTAAAAATCATCTGGAGAGAGTATACAGCAAGTAATGGAGAAATCCAACCAATATCTGTATCCATGCCAAATTCAATAGAATACTTAATACCTAAAAGCGATAAAAAACTCCAGATAATATAAGCAATAAAATTTTTCATATGTACATGATACCAGATTGCTTCGGAGAAAAAATTAGTAAAAAAATATTTTTATCCCCTTGACAAGCTCTTAAAAAATGATATGCTTCGCATGCACAGCATGCTTAGTATACTAGCATGCTTAGCATACCTAGTAAACTTAAGTAAACTATAAATACTCATGTATACTTAGTATATCTAGCATGCTAAGCATACTAGTATACACGGGACAACTATTGTTTTTATCAAAGAAGTGGTAGTATGTTGTATGGAGATAATTGCGATTGTTGAGTCTGATGATTATGGACCCGCCGCAATTGTTGATCCAGCTGATATCACTATCTCTCGTTTTGATGATTTTTACATCGGTGCTGCCCGATGTGTATTCACAGGTTCGCCTATCACTTCTGAAATTTCTGAAGAAGTCGCCCTTAAACTTATGAAAAAGGGTGTAAGATGTTTAAACCTTTCATCGGAAAAAGTAATTTTGGAGAACGAGGCAGAGTAGCAACAAATGCAAAAAATTTCATGGTTTAGTTTGAACAATCAAGATGCCTCTGGCGACCTCTGGTATAGCCAGGGTTACTTCAACGCTGCCCTCTCAACAATCCGCAGCCTTCAGTCAAAACAAGTCGCTGTATTTTATAACCGAGAAGATATTGATTACCATGTCAACTTCTGTCCACCTCCGTACTATCAGTTTCCTTCAAAGTACAATATTGGCTACACACCCTGGGAGTCAACGAAAGTTCCTCACTCATGGATGGATGGAATGAGGAAATGTGATGAGGTTTGGGCTACATCTAATTTCATCAGAGATGTTTATATTGAGAATAATGTTAATGCAAATGTCTACACAATCCCTCATGGTGTATCTCCAGAGTTTGAGATATTTGAAAGAGAGCTGACTGGTCGTTTTAATTTCCTTCATGTTGGCGGAGATTCAAAAAGAAAAAATGCACAAATGGTTGTTGATGCTTTTCTTGATCTGTATGAGGGTGATGATAACTTTAGACTTGTATTGAAATATAACAAGTTCTGTTTTGCAGAATGCTACATTGATAATCAATTAGTTCCTGCATCTAGACATCCTCAAATTATTGCAATCCCAGAAACATTTACAACTGATCAGATGGTTACTCTATACCACAAATGTCACTGCATGGTTTATCCAACAAGTGGTGAGGGGTTTGGTTTAATTCCTTTTGAATCAATGGCAACTGGAATGCCAACTATTGTAACCAACCTTACTGGTTGTGCTGACTTTGCGCAGTATGGAATACCTCTTGACGCTACTTACACTAAAGCTGATTGGCAAGATCATTTATATGCAACTGATGCTGGAGACTGGGCTTCTCCAGATTTTGAACAACTTCTTGATTTAATGACTCATGTTGTTTCTGAATATGATGAGTTTAAAAAGTATGCCCTTAAGTCTGCAAGAATTATTCACTCGGAGTGGTCATGGGAATCAACTGCCGATAAAATTCTTGAGCGATTGAATTTTTATCAAAATTCTTTATCGTAGTCCTTAGTACTAATCTTTGACTCTGCTAGTCTTAGCATCTAAACTGGTCTCTCTATTATTTCGGAGGTAATTGAATGTCACTATTAACAAAAGAATTTATCGCAAAGTACGATACACAAACCCCGCCTTGGGGTTTTGGCGGTCTAGGGGAAATTGTATTCCTTAGGACATATAGCAGAAAGATTGAAGGCACTGATGCTACGGAGTCCTGGACACAAACTATTAAAAGAGTTATTGATGGCGCTGTAGAGATTGGCGTTCCATACACGCAAGAAGAAGCACAGGCTTTGTTTGACCACATGTTTAATTTGCGTTGCTCCGTTGCTGGAAGAGCTTTATGGCAATTAGGCACACCACTTGTTTCACAATTTTCTGGAACATCTCTTAATAATTGTTTTTACACAAACATTGAGAAGATTCAAGACTTTGAATTGCTTTTTGATTATCTAATGCTTGGCGGTGGAGTTGGATTCTCAGTTGAGCGTTCTAAGATTCACGATCTTCCGAAAGTGAAGAAAGTAAATTATATTACTGCAGAAAGATCAGCAGACGCTGATTTCATTGTTCCAGACTCACGACAGGGTTGGAGAGAATTGCTTCACAAAGTTCTTGAGTCGTATTTCCATACTGGGAAGTCTTTTACATATTCAACAATTCTTATTCGTGAATATGGGGCACCGCTAAAGACATTTGGTGGCATTGCTTCTGGTCCTGGCGCTCTTGTTGAGGGCTTAATTGATATTTGTAAAGTTCTTGATGCAAGAGTTGGAAAGAAAGTTCGCTCTGTTGATGTGTTGGATATTTGCAACATTATTGGTCGCATTGTAATCT